ATTTTTATGAAGAAGGTAGTTTATATGTTTAGAAACTATCCATTCTTCTTTAAGCCTATACAAGACGGTACTACCAATCCACGTATGGAGCTAGCTTTTAGAGAGCCGTCAAAACGTATAACAAAAAACAATAAGACCTCTCAAACTGGAGAGGCTCTTAATACAGTTATAAACTGGAAAAACACAACTAATAACGCATACGACGGTGAAAAACTACACTTGTTGTATTTAGATGAAGCAGGAAAATGGGAAAGACCTACAGACATAAGAGACGCATGGAGGATTCAGAGGACTTGTTTGATCGTCGGAAGAAAAATCGTCGGAAAAGCACTAGTCGGAAGCACAGTAAATCCAATGGACAAGGGAGGCAGTCAATACAAAAATCTATGGGAGGATTCGAATCCTTTGGAGAGGAACGCAAATGGGAGGACTAGAACTGGTCTCTACAGATTGTTTATACCAGCATATGAGTCTTTAGAAGGGTTCTTTGATAAGTACGGACAGCCTGTTATTGAAGATCCTATTAAAGTTATTGAAGGTATTGATTCTGATCCAATTCATAATGGAGCTAAAACATTCTTAAAAAATGAAAGAGAAACCCTAAAGGATGATGCATCCGAACTTAACGAAGTTATACGTCAATTCCCTTTTACAGAAGACGAAGCTTTCAGAGATAGTATAGAAGGTAGTTTGTTTAATGTTGGGCAGATATATGAGCAGGTAGAACACAATGATGAGTTGTTTCCAAATCCTATCGTTAGAGGTAATTTTATATGGAAAGAAGGTAAAAAAGATACAGAGGTGATATTTAGTCCAGATCCTAATGGTAGGTTTAAAGTTGCTTGGATGCCACCAGCTGAACTAAGGAATAAAAAGAAAATTGAAAGCGGTAAAAAAATCGCTCCAAATGCAGACAGAGGTTGCGGAGGTGTTGACTCTTATGACCTAGACGCTACTGTTGACGGCAGAGGCTCTAAGGGTGCTTTACATATATACAATAAGTTTCATATGGATCAACCATCAAATATGTTTGTTGTAGAGTATGCAGCCAGACCGCCTCTTGCTAAAATTTTTTATGAAGATGTATTGATGGCTGCAGTATTTTATGGCTATCCTATATTGATCGAGAATAATAAGTATGGTATTGCAAGGCATTTTGAGTCAAGAGGTTACGATGGTTACTTAATGGATAGGCCAGCCCACTTAATGGCTGCAAACACTTCTACTATAAAATCAAAAACAAAAGGAATACCTTCTAACTCGCAGGACGTAATTCAAGCACATGCACATGCTATAGAGTCGTACATACACAACCATGTTGGAGTTAATAGAGAAACTGGCGAGATGGGAAGCATGTATTTTAACAAAACATTAGAGGATTGGATAGGTTATAAGATAGATAAAAGAACAAAATTTGACCTTACTATAAGCTCTGGTTTGGCTCTTCTTGCGTCTCAAAAAACAAAAAAGAAAAAGAAAACAGATTTCACTGAACGTAAGTTTTTTAGACGATATGAAGTCATCGGCTAATTTCTTATATTTGCATAATACACACCTAGATAAATGAAAAATTACAGAGGTTCAAAAAACTTTCCTGATCCGCTAGCTCCTCAGCAAGAAAAAGAATCTAAATCATATGGTTTAAGATATGCCAAAGCTATAGAGTCTCAGTGGGGTAAAAAAAGTGACTCTAATTCTATTTTCAGGAGAAGGTATGATCTGTTTGAGAAAAACAGGAAGTATGCTAATGGTACTCAGGACACAAACATATATAAAAAACTATTAAATAATTTAGATCCTAATTCAGGGGATGGTAGTCTTATAAATATTGACTACACTCCAGTACCTATTTTACCTAAATTCGTTAAGATTGTAGTAAATAAAATCTTAGCAAGAGATCCTTACCCAAATCTTGAAGCAATAGATCCTCTGTCTTCGTCTGAAAAAGATAAAGCTAAAAAGAAACTTGAGGAACAAATTGCTGCAAAGCAGGAATTGTTAGACTTCAAAGAGCAAACTGGGATTGTTTTAGACATGGATCCAGAGCAGTTACCAGACTCTTTAGAGGAGTCAGAAATATTTTTAGCTAATAATATAAAAAGTGATGCTGAGGTAGCAGCTCAAATTGCTACCAATATGACGTTATCTTGGAATAACTTTAATGATAACACTTTTAGAAGATGCGTTAATGATTTAGCAGCTATAGGTATATCTGTTGTTAAAAGAACAAATGACCCTAACTACGGTATAGTTACAAAATATATAGATCCTAAAGATTTTATTCATAGCCAAACAGAAGATCCGTCATTTTCTGATTTAACATATGCGGGACATATTAAGAGTATGCCTATTCAAGAGTTAAAAAGAATAGCTGGTGATGAGCTTAATGAAAAAGACTACGAAGAAATATCTAAAAAAATAAAAGGCACTTCTTCTAGTACTTCTAAATATGATACCACTTTAGGTAAAACTGTTTACGACTATGATGAATACATGGTTGATGTTTTAGAATTTGAATTCTTATCAACTGACTGCATGTATTATGAGGAGAAAGGCAATGTGCACGGCAATAATAATTTTTTCTATCAAGGATTTTCTTACAAAGAGAAGAAAAATAGTGTTTTCGAAAGAACTCCTCATAAGATGGAAGTAACTAATGTCTATAAAGGATATTATATTTTAGGTACAAAAAAATTATTTGGTTACGGTAGAGCTCACAATGTACCCAAAAACATACATGACATAAGTAAAGCTAATCTTTCTTATTCTGTAGTTGCTACTAACATTATGGATATGACACCTAAGTCTATGGTGGATAGTTGCATAGGGTTTGCTGATATGCTTCAGTTAACCCACTTAAAAATTCAACAGTCTATAGCTAAAGCAAAGCCTGATGGCTTAATGATAGATATTGAAGGGTTAGAAAATGTTCAGCTAGGTAAAGGCGGTGAATTACAACCTTTAGATCTCCATGATATTTATGAGCAAACTGGTGTATTCTACTATAGGAGTAAGAATCCAGAGGGAGGCTTCCAAAATCCTCCTATTCGTGAAATAGGTAATAGCATTCGAAATATTAATGAGCTTATTGGTTTATATAACCACTACCTAAGAATGATTCGTGACGTAACAGGAATCAATGAGGTTGTTGATGCTAGCACTCCAAAAGGAGAGGCTTTAGTTGGTGTTCAACAACAAGCTATTGCTGCTTCAAATAATGCTACATATGATATAACTAACTCTGCTATTATTCTCTATAAAAAGGTTTGTAGCGACATAGTTAAATGTTTGCAGATTCTACCAGAAGAGTCTGTTATTATGGATGTTTACAAAAATGCTGTAGGCGAGTCTAATATGAATGTTTTATCTGCGTTTAATGACATCCCAATGTATAATTTTGGGGTTCAGGTTCATAAGAACATGGAGGATAAAGATAGAGCTTTCTTGGAGCAAAACATACAGATAGCTTTGAGTCAGAAAGAGATTGATTTAGAGGATGCTATGGCTATCAGAGATTTAAAGGATATAAATCAAGCTGAAAGATTGCTTATAACTAGACGTAAAAAGAGAATTCAGATGCAGCAACAGGTTGCTCAACAAAATTCTCAAATGCAATCAGAACAAGCCCAACAAGCATCTCAAATGGCTTCGCAAATGCGTCAGCAAGAAATCCAAATGGAAGCTCAAATTGAATCTCAGAAAATGCAACTTAAATCTCAATTAGAAATGCAGTTAGCTCAAATGCAACATGAGTTTAACAAAGAAATTGAAATGATAAAAGCTCAAGCGACTCTTGGGTTTAGAACTGAAGAGCAAGAGTTTAAAGAAAAGCTTGAAGTTTTAAAAGAAGATAGAAAAGATGAGAGAGTAGAAAAACAAGCTGCAAAACAAAGTAAATTAATATCGCAAAGAAAAGACCGAAGAGGAGAACTTCCTGAGCCCTCAGAAGCTCAACAAGGTAATTCTATGTTGCAATCACTATTAACACCAATGTAATGGCAAGTAAAGTAAATCTTGACGTATCAGAAAGACTAGATATTACCTGTAGAAGAGGTGATACTTTTTCTTTAACCTTAACTTTAAAAGATTCTTCAGGAACAGCAAAAACTTTATCTACATCAAATTTTTCTTTTTTGATGCAAGTTTGGAATAATAGAAGTGCTTCTGATTCACCTGTTATAGGTAGTCCTAATTTAGGGAGGCAGGTAGATAATTTGTTTGAACCTTTTGTTGTTGATGACAACGGTAATCTTACTATTACTGCTACGGCTACTACTATGAGAGGAGTCCCAGCTGGAAGATATGTCTATGATTTGCAAGAAATAGTTCCAAGCACTACTGCTCCAGATACTCATACAACAATATTAAGAGGGACATTTACTGTTAATGAGGATGTAGCAAAAGCAGACAATGTATCCAGATTGAAAGATCCTAGAGATTTAAATAGAAGAGTTAGACGATGAGTGTAACTGTTTCTAAAAATATAGATAAAACTGTCAGCTCTACTATATTAGGGGTTTCATTAGATTTTATTTATTTTTCTCCTTCTGTTGTTATATCTGAAAAACAGATACAATCAATAACTATAACTCATCCTTCTATTGATCCGATTATATTAAAAGATTAATAATTATGAAAAACAAATCTTATCTATTAGTATTTTTATTTTGGATGTTAGCAACATCTTTATTAGGTCAAGGAAGTTGGGTGGATGTACAAATTCAAACAGATCAGTATGCTGGAGAAAGCTCTTGGCAAATACTCAGTGATTCAAACGTCGTGGCTGTAAGCCCCCCGCTTCAGAATAACACTTTACAGAATCATATGGTGTTTTTACCATCGGGGGATTATGAGTTTGTAATGATGGACGCATTTGGTGACGGTATATGCTGTGGATTTGGAGAAGGATGGTACAGAATAAGTAACACTTGTGGTTTAGATACAGCGGTATATGACTTTGATTCAGCACTAGACACCATACCTTTTACACTTCTACCATGTATACCGCCTCTTCCTGGATGTACCGACCCTATTGCAAATAATTACAATCCATGGGCTAATATTGATAATGGTAGCTGTAATGTATTTGAATGTGATTCTGCTGAGACTCTAGTTTCTATGGACTTAACATTAGATACGTGGCCTGGCGAGACTGGTTTTACTTTAGTTAATATAGCAAATGGTGAGTTTTACGATCAAGTTATACCTGGTGAGTTTGATTTTGGAGATCAAAACGCTACATATACATATGACTTTTGTGTATCGTTAGGTTTTGAGTTGATCTTAGTAGATGAGTTTGGAGACGGATTAAATGGATATGCTTCAGGCGGTCAAGATGGAGCTTGTGTTATAACATCCTGCGATAGCATTATATGGGAGTTAGAAGATCTTGCTTTTACAGAGTTTGATGACGGAAACACAATGTATTCTGGGGCTATATTTCCTGACCCATGTCCACCAGCACCGCCTATCTATGGATGCATGGATGATGATTATGTAGACTACAACCCAGAGGCTGTGTTGCCAGATACGTGCGAAACTCTGCATACGTGGGGATGCACAGATCCAGAAGCCCTAAATTACGACAGCATGGCAACCATAGCAGACCTTGTAGGTCCGTGCAGCATACAGATAATACTAGAAGACGATGCTGCTGATGGATGGGGTAACTCTAAGATAGGTATGGTACAGGGAGAACAGCAGTGGTTATTTACTGTGGGTCCTGGAGAGTTTAATCAGTCATGGGATATTATGCTTGATTCAGACGAAGAGGTGGATATATACTACTTTCAAGCTGGTAATCAACAGCAATCATCTCAAGAGCTTGCATTCCAAACGCTACACAACTCTGTATATGTTCTTAATGAAGCGGGAGATACTTTGTTGTCTGAGGGTAGCAATCCATTTATAAATAATGGCCAGGGAGCACTTCAGCCATTTACAGGTCCGAACTGGACGGTATATCACTTTATTCCTTTTTGTGGTAATGGTTGTATACCTTATATATACGGGTGTACGGATGAATTGGCTTGTAACTACGATGCCGAAGCTAACACAAATTCTGACTGTAACTATCCAGTAGAGTATTATGACTGTAATAATAGCTGCGTAAATGATTACGATGGAGATGGAGTTTGTGATGAGCTTGAAGTGTTGGGATGTCAAGATCCAACAGCTTTTAACTACAATGCTTTAGCTACTGATTCTGGTGAATGTATCCCAGTAATATTTGGTTGTACCGATCCTACGCAGTTTAACTACAACCCAGATGCTAATACAGAGAACGGTGGATGCATTCCTTTTGTGTATGGTTGTATGAATCCAGACGCATTTAATTACAATCCAGACGCTAATACAGAGATTGAAGACTCTTGTATTGAAGTGTTGGTTGATTGTATGGACCCTAGTGCAT